TGTCTTGTAGAATGCAGTTGGAATAGTTGCACCAGTAGGCAACTTAACAGCCTTTGGGCCATAAATCACTCTTATCTCTACCTCTACTTTAGTTGTCTTAGCTAACTCTCTCTCATATGCTTCTAGTAATCTCCAAGCACCCCTGTTAAGTTTCTCGTGTTGAAGGATACAGTTTAAGTAAGAGAATGTCTGCCATAGAGTTTCTCTAGTACAGTTAAAGTCAGCAGCTGGAGCGCAGTGTCCTTTGTCCCATACATTACCCTCGTAGTCTTTTCCGTCAGATGTCCGTACACTATCGTTAGTGTAGAAGTCCATTCCCTTACGAGGATAACTTCCTGTAGGGCATTGTACTGTGTACCATACTCTTTTAGGTTGTTGTAGAACCTCTGAGTACACACAAGAGTAGATTGGGGTTTTGATTAAGATACTATCTCTTTGAGCATACAATGAGCCAGAGAGTAGTAGGAGTAAAGATAAAGTAAAGTTTTTCATACACAAATGTATGTCATAAATCAATTCTTTCCTTCTTTGCATAGTATTGGTCAAAGAAAAAACTTAAACCAAAGGAAAGTATAATAATCATAGAAGCATTAAAGAAACATACAATGTATGATTCTGCTCCTTTAGCCCATTGCTGGATAGATAGTATAGTTTCTAGTGTCATTTTTTTGAGTCTTTAGAATCTGTTATGTGTTTAACTCCCATAATCGTACCTATTATAGAGAAGCAGTTAGTTAGAATTATACCAAACATATTACTCCAGGTACTCTCAATAATTTTAGAGTCCAATCCTTTACTAAGAACGTATAAGTAAAGTACAGTTGTAAATACACACACGGCAGCCACAGCGCCTAATGCTACTTTTACTATGAGTCCTATAAGTTCAAACTGAGTCTTCTTCTGAAGGGTCTCTAAGTCATCTACCGCTACTTCTCGTAGCTTTTCTGACTCAGACAAAGCTTGCTTTAACTCAAGCATTAACTTCTCTTTCTCTGCTTGACTATCTATTAGGTCTTTGTTCTGGGATTGTACTTGTTTAGTTACTTCTAGTCGTTTCCTTCTAGTGTCTTGGTCTTTGGTTTTTGCCTCTTCTAGATATTCTTGGAACTCCTTATTAGTAGTTTTAATTACTTTAAGTAAGTTTCCCTCTAGTGCAATCTTCTTAGATTTGTACAGAGAGATTAAGTCCGACTCAATATCTTTATTAAAGGATATCACTTATACACTTTAAAGGGAGCTGTTTTATTCTTGTAACTATCGTAATCTTTGCGGAAAGCTTCTAAGCGTGGTTCAATCTCGTCACTCTTGATAATCCAGAACTGAGCACCTACAGCCTTTGCCTTTTCAATCTCCTGCTTATCGTCAGAAGAAGAAATAATACCAATCACAACTCCATTGCCGTACTCAAAGTTAATCTTACGTATCAGTTCAATTCCGTCAAAAGAAGAACCAATTATGTTAAGGTCAACAAATACACAGTCAGGCTTCTCCTCTTGGGGTCCTTCCTGAAACCATTTCTTAAAGAGTTTATCTGCCTCATCAGATGAAGTTAAACTCTGTAGACTTAATGTAATGTCTAATAGACTACAAGAGTCTTCAAACACTAAATGGAATAAGTCTTCATCATCAACGAGTAATATAGAGTCTATCATTTTATTTTTATTTTTAGTTTAGTTCCTGCTTCTGGTTCTGATAATTTTTCTGCAACTACAGTAAACTTATGCTCTTCCATAATTGCAGTACATATGTTTAACCCAAGACCTGTTCCACTTTCTTTCTGACCTTCTTTTCTTTTGTAGGGTTTAGACCATTGAATCAAATCGTCTTGAGACATTCCTCTTCCGTTATCTTGGATAATTAAATAATCTCCTTCAACAAAGATACGAACTAACTTAGTACTGGAGTCGTTGTACTTGAGTCCGTTTCTAATCAAGTTATCTACAGCTGTACAAAACAACGACTCATTAACTTCTATCTCAGGTAACTCTTCTATGATTACTTGTTTCTCGTAAGAGGTGCTAGAGAGATAATCATGTAGAATATCTTTTAGGTTGTGCAGAGTTAATTCTAAGTGTGCGTCTTGCTTAACCAAGTTAGTAAACTCTTTTACTCCGTTGTATACCTTCTGTGTATGGATAAGTCCTTCTTCTATCATTCTTAAGGGAGCATCTATCTTTAACTCTTTAATCTGCTCTTGCGTTAGTCTGCGTTTTAAGGAACTTAAACCTCTTGGGATATATGTGTTGATGCCTGAGTGCATGTCGTGTCTAAGAATCTTTGCAGCGTGCTCTAAGTAAGAGTTTTTCTTTGCAACCTCTGCTTCAATTCTTTTCTTCTCGGTAACTTCAGTAGCAATAAGAAGAATTTTATAAACCTCTCCATAGGGATCTTTGATAGGGTTAAAGTTTCCATATAGCCAGACACCGTTGTAGTCGTACTCGCCTTGTTTGAAGTAACCTATTTTTAGGTGTGTCCAAAACTCACGCCACTCTTTAATAGGAGAGTTATCTAAGTCTCTGTGGTTTTTTACTTCACCTAAAAGTTTTTTAAATTTATCATTTGCACTTAAAACTTTGCCTTCTGTATCAAACTCTACTAGTATGTTAGAGTAGTTAATTGCATTAAATGTAGCATCAATACTTTGAAACTTATACCTAGCCTTACGAACAAACTCAATACAAGCAAAGAAAAAGAAAGGTAAGAAAGCTACAACTAACCAAAACTCTACTACTTGTGTGCTGTGGTCAACTAATCTGTATCCTAGTATTATAGTTGACTTCGTATAAAGAAGAGCAAGCATGATTACACTTGCTACCACTACACTCACCTGAGCTCTTAAGCTTAACTTCATAAAATCATATTACAAACCCTAGTATAGCTAGAACAGCCATACCTATAAATCCGTAGCGATATATCTTAAGCTCGGATTCTTTTATCGCTAAATCACGATTAAGCTTAGTCACCTCTTCCTTAGACTTCTTAATTACATTCTCATAGTTAGGAACTATAGAATCTTTATAGATGTCTAACTGAAGACTGTCTACTCTGATAATCTCTTTTAGAACAACTACTCTTTCTCTGGCTTTAATACCTTTGAGAAATTCGTTATTCAACTCCTTTAGAGGTAAGCTGTCTAGAGATTGTGAGTAAGAGCTTTGTGCCATCAATGTCAGGCATAGTATCAATAGCCACTTGTATCGTATCATATTTAAGATTGATTTGTTCATAGAGTCTGTACTGGTCATGCTTAACTGTACTTAAAGAATCTATCTTGTTAAACATAATCTCGTTACGCTTATTCATAGAGTCTAAGTATGCCATAAATTTTTCCTCATCGTGGCTTACAGGAAACATATAACGCTCCCAAGCTAGGTAGCTTACCGCTAGTAGTAATATGCCTATCACGGCTACAGTTAACTTATTCATTTACTTTGTGTTGGTCTATTTTACTTAAGATTATCTGGAGTAACTCGTTCTTTATGAGTCCTGCCCTAGCTGCGTTCTTCAACGCACTAACCATCTGAAAGAGAATAAAGGGAGCACAGATAGTCTCACTTAACCAGAAAGTACCTTCAAAGCCTTTCTCAATCATTAAAATGCCTGTAAGCATAAATACCCACACCATTAAAGTTTTAAGCACGCTAAGGGCTTTATTTGTTTTAAAGCCTTCGAGTTTAGTTCCTGCCCACACTCCAAAGAATCCATCTATAAAAACTACAGCAACTACAGCTAAGTACTGTTCTGCATTATCTGCTCCTAAGTTAAGGAAGTAAGTTCCTAAGAAAGCTAGAAGAGTTGTACTTGAGTATAGTAGTGCTGATGTTTTCATTATTCAGTCGGAGGAAGTGGTGGGTAAACAGTATTAAATACAGTTTGCAATTGTGCTATCCAAGCCTGCTCATCTGTTGTTTGGTATAACTCAGGTTGACCACTTGTCATTTGTTGATCTGGATCAACATAACCATAATTAAAAATACTCGTATCAGTATAAGTGATAAAGTATGTTCTCTGTGTTGGGAATTTTATCTCGCTCATTATATACCTCCGTCTACTAGTGTCCAGTTGTTAGGTGCAAAGTCTAAAATATTCTTACCTACTTGACCTTCTGCAGTGTACTTAATAGTTCCGAAATTAATACTCAGGTTAGGTTGTACAGATCGTGAACTCCATCCATTGTAAATAGCATCAAGATTGGCTGCTGAATAGTTTGCTGCGGTTTTAAGACCCATGAAGTTACTAAAGTTGCTCACATTTGATACATTCCATGTCCCAATATTTTCATTAAATGCAGTTGCATTATAAAACATTAATTCCATTCTAGTTGCTGAACTTACATTCCAACTACCAATATTCTGATTAAATGAAATAGCGTTTAAAAACATATAATAAAAAATAGTACCAGAACTTACGTTCCAAGTACTAATATCTTGATTAAAAGCAGTTGCTCCACTAAATACAGAACCAAAATTTGTAACATTTGATACATTCCAATTTTTAACAAAACCATTAAAATTAGCACAACTATCAAAGCATCCATTCAAACTTGTACTTGTAATTCTAGGAGCATCTATTGCACTTGCAGTTAAGTTAGCACATCCAAAAAATACCTCCGCAACACTAATATTAAGTACACCCCAACTAATAATATTAAGTATCTTTAACCTATCTCCCGTATTGTTAAATCGCCATCCGCTAAGTACTCCTGTAATTCTTATATCGTACAAACCTGCAATAGGATAAGTATGCGTTACCTCTACTTGGTCCCACGCAGTAATAGTACTAGAAGTTCCATCTCCCCAGTTTACTACAGCGTTTAGTGTTCCTGAAGAAACTAAGGGTAATACCAATTCCAATCATTACTTATAGGCAATTATGCTACCTGAAGAGATAGCAAATCCAGTGATGATTCCTCCACCTGGGAGGTATGCTCCTTGCTTAAAGGTAATGGTACTCATACCACGAGCTGATAAGGTCTCCATTCCATTTATTTTAAATGAAGTAAAGACGGTGTCTTCTTGTGGTACGACGGCAGTGAACTGAACGTCATTTACTGTACCTGTTCCATAACGTACAAAGCCTCCTGATCCTGCCATTAGACCTGTACTTGCGGCAATCTGTCTTAACTTCTTAGACTGCTCGTTCATCAATTGTTCTGCATTTACGCTCATAGTTTATCGGTTTTAACCCAGCCTAGTGGCTCGTATTACAAAGTTAACTTTAATTATTACTTTGTCAAGTGGTTTTTAATCAGGTGACATCTGTGTCTGTTGTAACTCATCAAAACTTTCTCTAATCTTACCTCTTCTATACTTTTGGAATGTTTTCTCTACTTCTTTATAGAACTGAGTCTGTTCATTCTTAGGAGCTTTAGGTAGTTTAATATCATAGAAGTCTTGCAACATTTTCTCTAACTGTTTTACATCTTGAGAACCTTCGTAAGCACTAATGTCCTTCTCCATCTTAGCAGCTTCGATAACTGAGTTTGTAGACTCCATCATCATTTTTTCTACTTTAAGAACTCCCCACTCAGCAACTTTAGATTTCATCTCCTCTACATTAGGTTTAGACATCTTATCCCACTCCCCTTCCATAAAGTATACGTTATCTTGAGGGTCTCTCTTTAAGATTTCTTTTTGTAAGTCAGATATCCTTTGTTGAATCTGTACGTAATCTCCCAACGGATCTTGCATTCCTAACATAGGATTAAGTTTTAGCATGTCCATCACACGTTTTCTTGGAGCATAGAATGGTTTTAATCCTGATTCTACTCCATAGTACTTCATACCCATAGCAAGAATTCTAGGTAATCCTCTAGTAGGAGCAGGAGTGTTAACGATACTATTGCCACCCATATCTCTTCTTTGCTCGTAGTAAGGCTCAAAAGGATCTGTTACGTTTCTCCAATCTAAGATTGCTTCAAACATTTGGTCAAAGCTTCTCATCTGGGGTCCAAACAAAGCATACAATGTATGTCTTATTGTACTACTAGCACCTCCTTCTTCATCTCCAGGTCGTGCCAAAGGTTGTCTAAAGAATGTTTTATAACTCCAGTTAGCAGGTGCAAGTATAGGATGTAAGCTAATTGCTTCGTCATAAGTACCTAAGGAGATAATAGCTAAGAGTGCTAACAACTTAGAAGGGTCGTCGTCTCCTCCTCCACCTAAACCCATAAACAAAAGTGAAGTTAAACCTAATGAGATAGCGTGCATCCCAACTACGTTCATAGTGTCTCTGAATATCCTTTGGTGTTTTTCTTTCTCAAACTCAGTACTTCCTAAGTCCATTCTTTCTCCAGCAACTAGGTAACGCATTTTCCTAATCAATGCTTTTCCACCTTCAGCATAAAACCCTCCTTCTAGATTTCCTGTGTATAGTGAAAGTCTTCTACCACCGAAGTTAGTTTGAAGGTTAGGAGCTAACCAACGTCTCATAGACATAATCACACTTGCAAATAAGTTTTGCTCGTAGGCAGAACGTGATCTTGAGAAGTAGTTACCCTGTGTACTGGTATATAGTTCGTGAATCTGGTCTCTTAACTGCTGTTCAACTAATCTTAACTTAGTTTGCTTTGCGCTATTGGCTTTGTCCAAAGATGCTATACGAACATCCACAGAAGTTAGTAGTCCTTTTAATCTTGTCTTTTGCTCACTACTTAACTTTTCTATACTGGGGACTCCTTGTTGTGATAAGAACGTTGATATTACTTGCTTTCTTTCCTCTACTAGAGAACGCATTGCATTCAACTCTAACCCAAACACACCATCTTTAGGAACAAGTATACCGTCAATTACCTCATAAGCATCACTTAGATTAACTCTAGTTTCTTGACCATTAATTACCATAGGTACATCTAAACGAGCAATCAAAGCTTCGTAGATAGGAATAGTAGAAGACATCTCCATGTATCCAAATATCTGAGCGCTGAAGTTCTCTGCGTTAGCATACTTAAAGATACTTGTTTGGTGTACGTTAGTTGCTAGTTTGGTAGGATCGGCAGCAGGCAAAGCTCTAAAGTGAACCAACTTAAGTGCGTACTCACTGTATTGCTGAGAACCTATCTCTAAAGAAAGTAAGCTTCTACGCATTCTTAATCCTTTCCACCAAGCTCTTAACAACTCTCTTCTAGTTAAACCATACCTATTCTTACTTAGAACAATCTTAAGGAAGTTGTTAAAGATGTTTTTAAACACACGTAAGAAGTTAAACAACAATACTCGACTTTGGCTAAACCTAAAGATTCTTCTCACAGCACGCATAGTAGCCTTCATGTAAGGATTATCTCCCAAACTTGTGTTACTTACTTCACCTCCATAGAAGAATCGTTTAATCTCGTTGTCAAGCATCTGTACGTCACCCTCTGGTATATTGGTGCCTAAAGCAGCTTCTCGTGCAGCAAATACAGCAGGCATTGCTTTCTTTAATCCTGCAAACTCAGAGGCATAAGAACCATACTCTGCAAGTGACTGAACTAGTACACGAGAGACTTGGTTTGTGTTTAATGGTTCTTTGTATCTAGTTTTAATTAACTGTACTTTCCTATTAGACTTGCTTAT